CCATGTCCCTAAAGATGATCGACTTGCATCGTAGTAGATTGCAGAGTCAGGCCGTGAGAACTGCAGACGCTGCAGTAGTTGAAGGTTTTGGTAATGCCATGACAAATACCGCCGAAGGATTAGGCGGGACTGATGCAGTAGACGCAGCCACCAGCGGTTTGGCTGGTGATATTGTTATGGAAGCAACAGACAAATCATTTAAAGCTGCCAATGCAGAAAATACAGTAGAGGCTATTAGCTCACAGTTAGATCAATTCCAGAATAACAATGATGTTCTGGGGTTCTTTATGGATGCTGCACGAAACAATCAGCTAGGTTCTAATGCCGCTGAACGCAGGGCGCTCAACAGTATGAGTGGGCCTCGTTTGTACGAAGCATGGAAGAAGTCTTTCAGCACATATAAGTCTGCGTGGGATAACTTACCTACGGATGTTGAGTTGCCCGTAGAAGAATTCCACAAATTAACAACATCATTCGTACCGCCGGAAGAGTGGCCTAACTTCTTAAAAACAATTACACAGACTGGGACAGTAGCAGATCCTATCAATAGGCTGATTGAAAAGATGACACCTCGGGTGGCTGAAGCCCCTAATGGTGAGTTGGTATATGAGTCTGTAGAAGAAATGCTGGCACGTCTTGAGATGCAGGGTGTAACTATGGCCGAAGTCTTCACAGACTTACGTGGCCAACTGGCACTCCGTGCAGACGCATTATATAACAATCCACTTACATCACAACAGGGTGAACAACTACGAAACTTTGTTAGAGGTATAGATCAGATTGCTGACAATGTAGGAGATCCTGCATTCACCGAGGCGCTGGATCTATATCGTAAACATGACACTACCTTCCGTACCACAGAACCTCTTAGAGCTTTCGAGGATAAAGCGAAGATAGCACTTAGGAAAGAAGGACAGGTTGCTACAGTAACGGGACTTACTCCCGGGATGGGTGATGCATATGCAGCAGGTAAGGTAGCTCTAAGCTCCTCTATGGAGGGCGTAGATGATTACCAGAAAGCATTCATAGCAGCACTACAATCAGGCACTGATGAAAACGTAACTGCAGAGATGGCAAAAGCCTACCTTGGTATGTCTATGAACTTCATGGCCCGTAATCTAGAGGCAGGACAAGCACCTCGAGCTGTGGATATGATCAATGCGTTAGAACCACAGTTAGCTGTTTTAGAAAATGTAGCACCTGACGTTGTAGAAAGATTTCGTGTTGTTGTAGGTGATCTGAAGAATTTGGAAGCAGGTTTAACGGATGCTGAAACGGTGGCGGCAAAACTTACTAAAGAGCATTCTGACTTTATAGCTTCAGCACGTACAGACGCTGCTGCTAAGTTCATCGATGACCTTATACCGGGTAAAACACCTAAGATCACACAAGAACCTCAGGCTGCATTCAACGAGATATTTGGTAAGGTTTCAGGTCAAGGTAATACTATAGATGAGTTGATGAAGAGGGCGGCGCAGTCACCAGATGGTGATCTGATTACATCAGGTATACAGGTGGCATACCTTGAGTTCCTGCGTAAGAAAGTTTTCCTATCTAGGAAAATAGCACTCACGGAAGGGAACACTACCGGGGCAGTAAACGATGTATCCAGTAGGCAAATACAAGACCTTCTGAATAATCCAGCTAACCCATTTAGAAATAGCTTAGATATCATATTCAAGAATAATCCTGAACGTAAAATACAGTTCTTACATATGTTAGAACTTCAAGACATCTCTACCGGATCTAGATCTATTAAGGGAGAGGCATTTGGTTCCAATACAGCGTATGATACAGAGTTAACTAAGTTCACAGACAGGCTTATTACTCTTCGCTATGGCGTACTTAATACTAAAGCCACTATTGCTAGAAACATAAGCAAGGCCGTACTAAAGCCAATGGTAGATGACATTCAGAATGTGGCACAGGAAACTATGGATATCCTAGTAGCCCGTCCTGATGAGTTTGACCGAATGCTAAAGCTAGTCGCTGATGGCAAAGACAAACAAGCGATGAATCTATTTGGTAGAATGGCCAGCTTTGTATCAGATCAGACACCTCTTGCATTACGGGGCGCTTATCTTGGTGCTGAAAGCGTTGACGAACAAACAGAGAAAGCAATACCCCAGTAACGAAAAGACCCCCAACACTTAGTTGAGGGCCTCAGATCGTATCTAACTAGAACGGTGACCAAACCATTCTTAGGTGTTGTATTATTTTTTAGGCTCGGGGTCAACAGACTCCGGGTCTTTTTTTGCGTTGTCGGCATTGTTTTTTTCAAATAATCCCAACTCAAACACTGATCGATTTAGTGTCCAATGCATGAAAGGTAGGGATGAGTTAGAGCTAGTCATAAACATCTGTCCGTTAGCATCCACACCGGATACTACTACTGCTTGAAGGTTTGCCTCAATGGCATCATTCAGTGCCTTCGTCACTTGGTTTGTTTCTTCAGTCATATTATGCTCCTATCGTGAAGAATTTGGCCTGAGATACAGGCACATCGAAAAATCGTTCACCAAACGCTATCTCACGGTTAGGAACTTCTACTTTGGGGGATTCCCGTACAGCCTTACGTCCAACTACGGCTACTCGATGTAGGCCAGCGTTGAATATCATGAAGGTGGTGGGATCAGTAAGGAACTTAGCCTTGCGTACTGGTATATGTAGGGTTCCATAGTGGAACTTTAAACCATGCCACGTCTGTTTAACCTCTACTTCACAATTAAACTTACGTCCCTTGCCTTCAACAATCAGATCTACACCATATATGTCTTCATTATCATCACATCGATAACCATTAGACTTCCAAAACATCTTTGCCTTAGACCGGGCAGCCTCATCATACTTTGCATGAATCTGATTGTTGAATTCCTTGTACATCATAAGCCTCTCTATTCTTAGAGAAGGCCTCATCGAAGCCTCTCTGCCATTCCTTGTGTTTGATTGTTTCTGGGGCATAGGGTGAGGAGAAGATGCCCTCTCGGAAGGCATCCTTTCCCCTACTATATGCTATTGTCATTCCCGTTTTACTCAAACCCCGCAACTACCCCCGGTTCCAGAGATGTCGCAGATATCGTGAGTTTCGATATGTTCGTCGAACTCTTCGCCTAGTTTTTCTACGGCTTCGTGATATGGTACGGAAGTGAGAGGCTGACCACCACGACTACCATCAGGATAACAAGTGAAGCCACGAAGTCTTGGTGCGTACTTAGCCAACGTATTAGCGAAGGTTTCAACCGTATTTTCATTGTTCAACTTGCTCCCGAATGCAGGAAGGTTAATAGTCGAGGAGATCGACATATCAACGTAATCCTGTACGTCAGCTTGGAATGCCATACGCCGTTCATAGTCAGACGCCAGATCCAAAGCACTTTCTACATTATCGGGCTGTGCTCCATATCTGTCAATAAGCTCTTGGGCAGCACTATCAACAACGTATTGATATACCCATCGAGTATTACCTTTTAAGTAACGGCGCTTATAAGCAACAGCAAATATAGGCTCAACGCCAGTCGAGGTGCCAGCCAATATACCAATGCTTCCAGTGGGTGCGATTGCACGGTTGGCCACAGGTCGTGATATTGAGAATTCATCTGCTGTTTCTCTCGATACTTTGTCACTGACACCTTTATATACTTGTAACCAAGCATGCAGTTCTGGAGTAACTTCATACTTAGACCCTCTCTGGATTAACCATTCATGCATACCCATCAGACCAAGACCCAATCGACGGTTCTTCTCACGGGTTTCATACACTTTGTCATAGGGGAGTTTGGCTTTTAGCGTACCGCAGATAAGGAACTTAGTACCTAACGCCACAATGTCTGCCATCTCATCGATGTCTTGGACACGTCCCATATTGATAGAGCCAAGATTGCATACGTCACTATCGTCCGCTGATGTAACCTCAGTACAGGCGTTGCGTAATGTGTCGTTTTCTTTGTCGAAGAAGTTGAAGGAAAATCCCGGCTCGGCAGACTGCATAGCCTGACGCACGTTCTTCATGAATACTTCGCCTACATCACCTGTCTTATAGTAATTCAGCAGCCATTCAGTATCGTAGTTCACACTGATGTTGGTCATGTCTAGCGGGGCAGGGAAGTTAAAGTCATCCTGCTTAATGTCCCATAATGTCTTTCCTGTCTGACCCACAGGCATGTTAGCCCAATCCTTGGCCCCTAAGAACTCATGGATGTCCCCATGTTTCCAGTTCAAGGATGCATAGATAGCACTACGGCGTGACCCACCTTGCATTACACTGCGGCCAATTTCATTCAGCATATTCATCTTAGGGATAGGACCGCTGGCCTGACCCCCAGTCTTAGCAATAGGCGTACCGGCTGCACGATAGACAGAATAGTCTACACCAATGCCGCCGCCTGTCATTAAGGCACTCTCGGCCTTCCACGATAGGTTAGCCCAATCCTCACGAGTGTCTTCTTCAGCCTTGAGAAGATAACAGTTGTTGAAGAACTTATTTGGACGCCCTGCGTAGTACAGATAACGTCCGCCCGGAATGAACTTCATCTCACGGACATATTGTGTAAGTTGATCTAATTCTTCTTGCGGTAACAGATCACCACATACATCATCAATTAGTGTTTTAGCCAATGCATCCCAAGTTTCAGCACCTTCATGCTTGTACTTATGATTAAAGATGTCTTCGCTGAATTTTGACCTAAACGCTGGGTTTAGATTTGATTTAAAACTGCTCATTATTTTCCCTATCGATTATCGCCTGAACCTTGGATGACATTGCGTGACATCCTGCTATTAAGTTTGTTGAGATTGTTTTGGGCTACGGTTTCCATGCCCACACCTAAGTCGGTGCAAAGGGCAGCGATGTACCAAAGAACATCACCTACCTCATCAGCTATTTTATCCCTCTCAATAGGATCAAAATGGCCATTCTTATCCCGTAGGACCTTCTTCACTTTTCCAGCTACTTCTCCCGCTTCACTGAACAGGCCTAGAGCCGGGTAAATTATTACATCCGCATCATTGTAGATTGAGGTCTTGCTTGCCTGTGTTTGATAATCCTCAAAATTCATGGGTGTCCTCATCTTTAGCGTGTTCTCTTAAAATTTCATTGCGAAGCCGGGTGATGTACCAAATGGCTTTATCAAGATCCTCTACAGGCTTGCCCTTGTAGTTGTGTCGCCAGAGGTACTTCTGTGCATTACCTTGGCAATAGGACTTGAATCCCTCATCACCTAGAGCTGCACGAATTGCATCGATACATTCGATACCGGATTGATTATAATGAGGTGGGTTGTTTACGTTATCTGACATCAGTTGAGCTTCTTCTTGTCGAAAGGGATAACCTTGCTATCCCTAATGGCTTTCAGGAGTTCTTCATCTGGTTCAAAGTGTGCACCTTGCCCTTGAAGTTCATCGTACAGCTCTTCTGAGGTACGAGCCATATGACCAATATATGCAAACAGGTTGATCATGTTGTCGAAAGACAGGAACAATCCGGTCATCACATCGTTTAGGTACTCTATGGTTTTCTCATCATTATCCTCATCGAGGTTACTTCCAGATAGGATGGACATCTCTCCATCGTCGTTCATCTGAACAAGTAACATCATGGAATTATTAGGCAGTTCGTCCGGCTTCATGTTGTTCTCGTTTTTGCTAACAGTTGAAAGAAATACTGAGCGTCTACCACTGCCAGCGGAGTTCTTCTGTCCGCCTTAATGACCGCCACAGGCTCTATTCCTTCCTTGGAATTCTCTGCGGCTTGGTCCATTACCTTGTAAATTGCGAAGGCTTTGTATGCTTTGCATTCTACGCTAATGGGTAT